TCTAGAACCAGGTTTATGTCTGTTTTCGGTATTTTGTTCTAATCGGTTTTTAATCTGTTCGTGCGTTTTGCTATCATTTGTTTCTTTTATGTACCAACTTCCCGTGCTCGTTTTAATAACGACCTTTGCCCTTTGTATTGACGCTTGTTCAAGCATAACTGACAATGAGGTCTCATAATAGGGGCCTGTTTCATCCATTCCTGGTATCTCTAAACCTGTATTATATGTTACAAACGACCGAATATTCTCCATTTTGTAACAGTAATTACGTGCCTTAAAAGGCGTCTTTGTCTCTTTTTATTTTTATTTTTTGTGTTTCTTATAACCGTGTCTTATATAACTATAACCCAAGCTTACGGTAGCGGGCTCGTAATCTGCGGTTTTACAATATTCATAGCTATTTTGCTCGGTTGAATACACTATTTTCTTTATTCCAAGTCTTTTTATCACTTTGTAACAATCGCTGCAAGGCTGAGAATCTTTCAGATTATCCATCTTATCCAGCCTCACAACAAATAGCACCATTTTTCTAAAGAATTTCAATATATTGTTCCTTTGCTTCGGTTTATCATTAGCCACGAACTACTAAGGGGTTCTCGAGTCGTAACTTCATATGCTTAGAAGCGTCCCTTATTGCTGCCACTTCCGCATGGCACGAACAACAGGTCCTCATAAATCCGTCTTTAGAATAGTTCCTGTAGTTATTAAAACCTTTGCCCACGACTTTACCGTTTACAACTGCGACACAACCGTGTTTCTGTAACATTGGTGACATTTTTGCGTGAGAAGTGGCAAGTGCGCAGAATTGTTCGGATTTGTTAGACATGATCATTTTTGAAAACTTTTTACGTGATTTAAAAGTGGTTGTTTTTATTTTTTTTAAGTTTTATTTTTTTGTTATTTTTTGTTATTTTTATACAAGCGACGGTATCTTCATCAACATCTTATCCACACGATAATACCCGATGGCTGCGATAAACGCCAAACTCCTAATCGCAACTGCAACGCCGTTATTAGATAACAAGACATCCGTTGTAACCGGCATAACGATATTCGTCGCAATCCACATTATAACACCAGTGTGAGCATGCTCCAACATACTCAAGATGAACATCATCATCCAGAACCTCGACTGGAACTTCCTGTTCAGAGCCTTGGAACGAACATCTTCAACACGCTTTATCAAAGCTGTGTTCCTATGTTCTAGCTCAACTTTTTCGTCCAGAGCCGTATTGAGGTGCATCTGGCGAATGTTAATACCATTCTCTTGATGGTCAATGATGGTTCTTAGACGTAACTCTATTTCTGCCGAGGAGAAATCGTTCTCGTCGATCTCTCGTTCGAGTTCGTTTATTTTTTTAGAAGCTTCCTCCAGCTCCTCTTTCATCAGCTTAACGTGGTCGGTTTTTGTAGTAGGTCGTGTCTTCGTCTTGGGGGGGAGCTCGTATGCTCCGGGGTGGAATTCCTCCGTGGTGGGAACGGCTCCCCAAAAAGTTTTCTTGGTTGAGAGCTGGGGCGTTTTCTTCATTGCTTTGTAGATGTTGTTATTATTTTAACTATTTTCAGTACAATTTTTTAAGGTTAGTTACAATGGTATTTTTTGTCGTAACAAAAACATGCGGCAAAAATAACGAAAAACCATCGAATGTTATTTAAAAAATACATCGTTGGTAAACAACAACAACTCATGAGTGCCTTTGATAGTTCCAGCGGCGTTGCCGGCTCCCTTATTGATTCCGAGAAATTCGACAAAGTAGTCAAGAAACTTAGAGATTTCTTCATCAAAAAGGGATACGTTGAAGCCCACACCCAAAACAGACTTAGCATTCTGGCCGCCTGCGAAGATCCCACAACTATAACTACCTATGAGTACGGAGGCAAAAAGTGGCCGCTTCCGCAAACTGGACAGATGTGGTTAGAATACGAGCTTCTATCTAAACCCCACCTTCCTGGGTTTTTCTGCGTGAGTACTAGCTATAGAAACGAACCGAATCCAATACCAGGACGGCACGATAAAATTTTCCCAATGTTTGAATTTGAACTTAAAGGCGGTATGGATGAGTTGGAAAAAATGGAAAGGGAACTGTTGACTCATTTGGGGTATAATTGCGAGTTTAATGGTGACGATTATATGAATATAGGCGAAAAATACAAGGTATTCGATCTTGAACACAAACACGAACAGAAAATATACGAAGAATACGGTCCCGTGTTTTTCCTGAAAAATTTCCCCAGCTTCACCAGCCCATTCTGGAATATGCAACAACACGAAGATAAACGCTACTCAAAAAAAATCGACGTAATTCTCAGCGGAATGGAAACCATCGGCAGCGCAGAAAGAAGCTGTAACCCCGAAGAGATGAGACACAGCTTTAAAACTATAAGCGATGGAATGTATAGTAAGACTTTGTATAATCAGTTTGGAAAGGATAGAGTTGATGCGGAGTTGGATGATTTTATGAAATTTAAATTTTTCCCCAGGAGCGGTGGTGGTATTGGGATTACTCGGCTTATTTCTTCGATGGAGAAGGAGGGTTTGTTATAAATTGCGTTTTTATAGAGAAATGTTTGAAATTTTTGTTTTAATTGGCGGTAAATATGTCGATATTTCTGCGTTTATTTCTTTTGGTAGTATTGTATTAAACCCGCATTCAAAATGGACAAATGAAGTCGAACGAATGCGGCAAGCGTGTTTGTATAATTTAGCTAATTCTGTTAGAATTTGTGCTCTTTTTTTTATACAAATACTGCGATAAATGGCACAAAAGGCTTGATAATCTGTTTCTTGGTTTATTCCGAGTTCATCGGTGATAAATGCGGTAATTTCTGATTTTTTGTAATTTCTGTAAATGTCATTTTGAATTTTAACTAGTTGTTCCCTATTATGTTCTAACAAATCCATCTTAAATAGATAAATTCTATCTTTTTAAGATTGATTACAAAAAAAATATGTTAAATATTTTAAATATTTTATATATGTATATAAATGCCCGCCCAAAATATACCCAAGATTTCCGCTGCTCCAACAAATTACAAAAAAAAGAAGGCACGTTCTTCCCCTTACAAATTCATTAAACCAAAATCAACAGGAAAAATAATCAAACCCAAACCAAGCGCCATCAAATCTACTCGCAAATCAAGCTACGGCAAGAAAAAGGAAAAAAAGGAAAAGGAAGTTCCCAAAACAAGCAAGGGAACCCCCAAAAAGAAAAAATCCGAAAAGAAAGTAACTTATTACGAACCACCTAAAATTAGATTTGTGCGTATAGTTAGTACAAGAAGTATGGTTCCGATGGTTGGTTGCGGTTAAACGGCTTTGTTGTAAACATGTGTTTTCCACGATTTCACAGTAATGGGACAAAGAGTTTCTAGTATTTCTAAAATATTGCCAGCGTAAAGTTGAATTTCTCGTTGCGCTGAATGATGAAGTCGTAATTTAATAAAGTTAAGAAGATTGTGAAGATCTATTTTCCAATAAAATTCCGTAAAAGTTGAAAGAGGAAGTATCATCCTGGCCTGTTCTTTGGCCACTCCAAGTGCTACAAGTTTGTGGTAGTTGGAGATTTGACCGACTATATTATCTTCTGAATTATCCCATATTCTTTTGACATTTTCATCCGAATCATATAAATTTGTATCTATATAACTCCCCTGTTTATTACTTTTTGATTGTTGTCGCAGTTCTTTGGGATGATAAATATCACCCTTCTCTAATGTAAGTTCCGTATATCTTCCGCTTATTTCATTTACACTTGCTGTTCTGTGACGAATCCACTGCCTTTGAATATAAATTGGCATTTTAAGATGGAATTTAAATTCCACCATTTCAAAAGGGCTTGTATGTTGATGTTTAATCAAATAATCAATCAATGCGGTATCTTTTTCTACACCTTTACTTCCTTCTCCGTAACTTACACGTGCTGCTTGAACGATGGCACCATCCAGCATTAGTTTATTTTTCTCAGATGGCATGCAATCAATAAGTTTAACGAAACCAGGTTTTGGTACAGTAGATTTCAGGAGGTTGTTATTAATAATATTTGAGCGTCTAAAAAGCATTTATGTTAAGTAAATGTGGTATCCTTATATGCTTGTATCCCATAGCCATATTAAGAGCCCAATGGCCATAGAAAATACCATATCATAGTTTTTTTCAGAGATGCCGAATTCCTTTTTAAGGTCAGTAGTTGATACCCACAATGCCATCATTAATGTGCTAAAAATAACCGCCCTTTTCCTATTATCCAATTTCCAAACTAAAAACACAAAATACAATTTAGAAAATAAATAATAAAGTGCCAAAAAGAAATATTGCTCGCCAACAAAAGCACTCAAGAACGCCTTTTCAATCTTCCATATACCAATATCTTGCTGTAATTTCTCTATATTACTCACAATATAAAAAGCCGCCAACAAACCATATACAATAGCAAAGGGTCTCAATAAAGTTAAAGCGTCAGTTCTCTTAAAAAAATTCAAGGTTGGCAAAAGTACAACTGCTATTTGATGAAAACTCAAATTATTAAGCATTTAAAATAAATAAATATTTTATTTTTAATGCAATATTTAACAAACGTTTTAAATCCAGACAGCATTAAAGAAGTCGGGATTGACGAAGCAGGAAGAGGTGCCCTTGCTGGACCAGTTTGCGTTGCTGGAGTTATTTTGAATAAAGACCTCGAAACACCAGAAAAAATAACAATACGAGACTCCAAAAAAATGTCAGAAAAAAAAAGATTAGCTTCGGCAGACTGGATCAAAGAAAATGCCACTGCGTGGAGTTGTATATTTATTGAACCAGACGACATTGATAGATTAAACATATTAAACGCCACATTGTGGGGCATGAAAAAAGTCATTCGGGACCTTGACACTAAAGGTTTTAAACCCGACTTTATTACTGTAGACGGTCCACACTTCCAACCAGACGATGACACACCCTACAAGTGTATATCACAAGGCGATGATAAGTATAGAAATATTGCTGCCGCAAGCATAATTGCAAAAACAACACGTGATAAATTGATGTGTTCTTTACATGAAGAATTTCCAGTTTATAATTGGAACAAGAATAAAGCGTATGGTACGGCTGAACATAAAAAGGCAATTAAAGAACACGGAAGATGCGTTTATCACAGGAAAAGTTTCAGGGGGTAAATTATTTAAATATTTAACTATTTATAACAAGTAAATGAATATGTTTGGAAGTCTGATATATTTAACACTAATGGCGAATGGTTTTACATTGCCAAGCAAAAAAATGAATATTAAATTAAAAATGACATATGATGATGAAATTCCGTGTTCTTCAACGCCAGATACAATTATGACTAAATTAGATGAAGAAATTAAAGATTGCGAAGTCGAACTTATAGTACCATATTCAGAATGTGAATTTGAAACATATGAACGTTTAATTGCTAAAGATAAAGAGATGCGTTCATTGTGGATAGAATATTACGATAAAGCAGGTGAAATATACCAAGACGACTCTAGAGACAAAACGGATGATTATCCCATATGGCCATAATATTTAATCTTTATTAATTTACAAATGATAATACCAGAAAATAACCAGAAGCTAATTCTCATATTCTTGCCATTTTTAAACGATATCGCTTCAATAATAAGCGATTCTGCTAGTAAATCTAGCATCTTACACAATTTTTATAGAGGAACAATTAGACTTGCCATAGACTACGTAGTTTTATTAAGTGTAATTTGGTCCTCTTGTATAGTTACATACGATCACGATAGTATATTATCTGGTTTTTTGCACGGTTGTTTGACGTTATTGTTATCTTATATATTTCCAGCTCTTTTAATGGAAACTGTATTAAAAATGGGAGGGGCAAATAAGAAATTACGTGTATTATATTCTGTATTATTTGTGTTGATATTGGTAATAATAGAAAGCACATTAGAAAAATTAATAGAAGCAACCGTACAGTAGTTCGGACTTTGGTGTTTTTTTAAATTTGCTTCGTTTGAAATTCAGATTGTTATTAAACATTCTGCGCCTTTCACTATGAATATTCGCATTTTCTTTACAATCTTTAATTCTTTTATTATTTTTTCGATTCATATATCTTTCGATTCTATTTTCATGCTCTATAACATCTATGGGCGTGCGAAGAGTATCTCTATTGTGTAAAGGATCGCTATAGCTTCTGTTACGTTCAGGTGGGGAGTTATGTTTTTTTTTAATTTTCACTCGACACCATGGACATTTATTGTCTTGTAATAAATTGAAGCATTTTTTGCATAATTTGTGCATACAAGGCAATAATTGCCATTTATTAGATTGTATAAAGCATATGTTACATTCTGTGTCGTTGTTCTGAAATGAATACATGAATAGAAGCAGATCATATTAATAGCCAAGATTTTATGCGGCAATCTATTTTATAAATTAAACTTGTCTTTTAATTAAAATGCCAAAAGATGACAGAAATCCTCTCGTAAAAAGTTTAGCCATACAACAAGAAAGAACAAAACAAAGACAAATAGACACCCTTTTATTTTTCCAGGAACGAGCACACAAAAAAGTAAGAGCTCACAATGAATTTGGAAGGAAAAATATGCTATTTGAAATACCGATGTACGAAGTTGGATTGCCGTTATATGATGCTTTTTGGGTTAAAAAGAAGATATCTAAGTTACTACAACAAGACGGGTTTTTTGTAGAATCAATGAGTGAAAGTACAATATTGGTGTGCTGGGATATCGATAAGCTAAAAGAACAAGAAGAAATTAACAATGAACAAAAGAAACTAAAACGAATACACAAAAAAAACATGGAAAAATTAGCAAAAAGTAATAAAAAAAGAAATCCTAAAAAAATAAAACTATGACACGCATTTTAAGCATAGATGTAGGAATAAAGAACTTGGCCATATGTTTATTAAACGGACCCGACCAAATAGATTTCTGGGAAGTTTTCGATATCGGCAATAACACCGATACAACTCGCCACTTAACTAATTTATACAAAACACTCGAATCAACCCCTGATTTATGGGACACAACTACTATAAAGACAATTGTTATAGAAAAACAACCCTCTTTTAACCCCAAAATGAGAACTATGGCTTCGGCCTTACATATGTTCTTTGTTATGAAAGGCTTTAGACATATCATACAATATAGCCCTAAGTACAAACTTCAATTGTGTAAAGATATAAGCGAATACGAGGGAAGCACAACCTACGCAAAAAATAAAAAACGTTCGATAGATACTACCAGGTATTTTATAACGTCGAATCCAGATTTAAGAGACCGTTGGCTCGAAAAATTCAACAAAGCCAAAAAGAAGGACGATTTTGCCGATTCATATTTACAAGGGGTGAGTTATTACAAAGTCTATCAAAAAGTTACACGAGTAATGAAAAAACCATCAAAAGCCACATTGGCAAATCCCGAGAAGCTTGAAGAAGCTCATCTTTGCTGGTTGTGGAATATGTGGAAGCAGGAGCATGATGCTGTGTTATTATCTCGAATTAAGCCAGTAAAGGGCCCAATGGATAAATATACCACGTCTTCGATAGAACCTGATGAAGACTACAGTATTGAGAATTATCTAGACGATATTTTGTGTGATAAGCTTGAACTAAAAAAAAGAATAGAGACGATTTACGGGACAATAACCGGTTTTGTTGAATATAATGAAGAGGAATGTGAATAAAATTATTTTAGATTTTTGATTAGTTTTATTTCATCGATGTGGTCGACCAAAGTTGTTTTGAAAATTGGCCGCAACGGCAAAAGTACACTCTCATTGTCAAGATCTTCGTCAATAGCTCCCAACAATGTTTCTTCTGAAACCCACCTTATATCTACTTTTTCAATGTAGCCTTGATTAGAAATATATTTAACATAATCGTAAACTCGCTTGAAATTTTGTTTATAGTCTGCATATTGAATACCCAATACAAACATAATATAAGGGCTACCACCCAAAGTCCTAGACCTAATGACCAACCTTTTATTTTCGAAATGAGACATTGTCAACATTTTCTGGGCATTTTCCATTGTGATAACAGCCCCCATGGTTTCTTCGTATAATTCTCGAGCAGCTGTTTTTGTGTGGTTTCCATTATCAGAGTGTTCAGAACGACCGCCGAAATCGCTCCAAGTTCCGTCTTTATCTTTTCCCAGTAAAAATACCAGTGTTCCTTTTGGATCACGAGAATAAAGTAGAACTCCAGCGCTGTAGTATTGTTGATGATGTTTTTTTTCTGGTATTTTATGTAATCTATTGCTGCTTTCTGCTGAAGAAGCCGTAGAAACTCCGCATTCATGGTCGTTATTAAACAATGTAGTTCCGGCAATAAAACGGGAATTTTCTTGTTTTTCAGTTTCAATAATCCGAGAAAACCTATTGGTTATAACAATAGGCGGCCCCTTATCCCAAGCATTCATCATATTGTAGATAAAACGCTGCAATCCTTATATAAGTTACATTGTATTAAAACTAAAAACATTGATAAAAAAATTATGTATGAAGGATATACCAGTTCCACCCACAAAAATTGTAATGGAAAGGACAGGTTCTCCACTCAGACCAACACCCCAAGATAACAATTTGCGTTCGACAACTAAGGAATTAAAACTATACAACAAACAACGAATAATGCCGCCTAAGGTCAGCTATTCTCACGATTCCCAGGAAAATATGCAAAAAGTAATCGTTGGATCTACCCCCGGTAATTCCAAAAAGGATAGCGGAACTTTTCCAACGCCATCCGGTACAAAAATACACGTGAAACGTGGAGACGACGATAGCACCTCTACATCCCGTGAAAGACCACAAAAATTACAAAAACAATCTGAAACAAATAAACCCACTTTTTATCGACCACCACAATCGCAAACCCCTTTTAGAAGCAACCAACCATTTTCGGGATCTTCTACGCCAGTTCACCTGGCCGCTGGCGATTTCAAATCTTTTGCCAACCCCGTAAAATCAAAACCCATGATGGAATCCCAAGGTATTGGCGAACAAACGAGATTCGGCTCTGAATCTTCTCTTTCCGATAATGAATTTAGTCAAGGAGCAGAAGACAGTGACGCAGAGGAAAGTTCCGTTAGTACCAGAAACCCAGGCGATTTCCAAGGTATGGGGGGGATGCCTGCAATGGAAGAAGAAGTTGAGCAACCCACTAAACAAATGTCAAGCAGCGAGAGGAAGCAGTTGAAGTACGATCTTTTATCAAAAATACAGGCGTTAGAAAGAAAAGGTATAAATCCCAGCAAGAGATTTACCAGTAAACACAAGTTGGTTCACATTCAGTCTGAATATAACAGACTTTCTCAAATGCTCGCAAACGAGGCTGGTGTAAAATTTGGAAGAAAATTGCTGATGGGCGGTGTTGGGATAGTAGAATGGCTTAACAACAGATTTGACCCCGTTGGAGCAAAACTAGAGGGCTGGAGCGAATCCGTAATGGAAAACATAGAAGATTTTGACCACAGTCTAGAAAGAATCGTGGAAAAATGGACCAGCCACGTGGAAGTCGCCCCCGAAATGGAATTGATGACCGCTCTCGCTGGAAGCGCATTCATGTTCCACATGTCCAAGAGCATTCTGGCAAATCCAGCAGCCATTTTTTCCGCCATGGGTTCCCAGAAACCCGATATGATGGAAAATATGATGAAAAAAATGATGGGAGGATTAACATCTAAAATACCAACTCCCGACAAAGATGACGGAGAAAGTTCGGGCGATGACATGTCTCCACCAAATATGAACTTCAACCCCATGTCAAGGGGTGGCGAGGCAACAAGAGGAAAAGATAAGTTTTCTCAAAAGGAGGTTTCAGACGAAAGCGATACGGACGAAGATGACGAATTTTCCGGCTCCGAGACATCGTCTGAATCCTCTGCGGGGAAGAATATTTCCAGGATGGTGAGCATACCGAATAAGAAGAAATAATATTTGTATTACCTAAAATGTTAAAATCGTATAAATTGAAAAAACTTGTTTCAAAAACACAACCGTTAATGAAAGATTTGGTCAGTCCGACAAAGGCGGTATTATACGCTTTCTCGGATTGTATTATACAATATAATAAAAATGATTACAATTTAAAATGTAATGATCACTTAGTTTTGGAAGGTCCTAATTTAATTATCACAAACCAACCACAAGGTTTAGAATTTATCTTGCAGCACAATTACGTTTTTGGTTTTATCGATGGTGTTTTTTTTAAATTTGAAGATATTGAAAGTTCAAATCCACAAGATAAAGAAACTTTCAAGGAAATTCTTAAAAATACAAAAGCATCTATTTTAGAACCTTGGTCAAATAAAATTATCAAATCTAAATTACCAGGCCATTATTTATGGAACATTCCTAAAAAATAAAATATAAGTCATTATCAAATATGAGTAAACTCGGTTGTTCATTAAAAGAAGCATACGGCGATTCTTGGTCCTCAGGGCCCAAATTTTATAAAGCTCAACCTTCCGTATTTCAAACAATAGACCCTTACGGACCGAATTCTAAAACTGAAAAATTCACGCACAAAGAAGAAACCGACAGCGAAATGAGAATTCAAAAACTCGAAGAAATAATTAAATCCCTACAATCCCCCAGTAAAGCCGTATCTACTTTCAAGAACGAACCAGTAGGAGATATATTAACGGACGTTTTTAACATGTTATGCTCACCGCTAATGAAAGACAGAATCGACTGTATAATAAGATTTGTATTGTGTTCGTTGCTGATATCAAATGTAATGGAGTTATTATCTATTAACGCCTAATTTTGGAACTCGTTTCAAAAGAATTTGAGGCTCTATCCAAACGGTTAAAGAGGATAGTGGGATACTTTGGTTGTATTCGCCTGAAGATTCTCTGAATTTGTCTATCGATAAATGACCACCGAATTCCAAAAGAGCACTTCTAGGTGGAGCATTTTTAACGCAATGAACCCCCAACTGTTTTAATAAGCGCCTCAAAATAAAATTTCGAGAGTTCGTACTATTATCTCCAATATCCATGTTATACGATTTTACACACGGCCAACTACAAAAATTACCAATAACAACATAACGCTCCCTGTATTCATCGTATTTTGTCGGAAGATAACAGGGAGTACCACTAAATTTATGACAACACCACCAACACCACAGGTTACTTGATGTTGGTAGTGGAGTGTCTGTTTTTGTATTAAATATTTCATCAAGTCGATGACTTTGACTCATTATTCTATTTAATGTTTGTTTTCTATTTTCTTCTGATTTTGTTTCCCGTTTTATTTCGCTTTCTTCTTCCGAATTATATTCTACTATTTCACACATCCTACTTGGAACGGAACGCACCGTACTGCTTTTTTTAACAACTTCTCCGTGTATCATTTTATCATTATTTATACCAGATTTATCTGCTGTTATAGAACCAAATCTAAGATTTTCTCTCACACTGGCAATATCTGGCTTTTCTGCGGGTCTTACTGTAATATTAAGTCCTCCGAATAATAAGTTATGTTTCTCTGTGGCAGCCTTCTTTTTTTCACGATTGTCTTTTGGTTTATCTGAACCGAAACTAATACTCGTTTCGGTGTTTTCAATATTTTTAGTGGTATTATCTCGTTTTTTCCTTTGTTTTTTTACAGTCGTCGTAGTTTCACCGTGTTGGTCCATATTATTTACTTTAAAATAACTAATTCTCTATATATATTTAAAGTTTTAATTTTACATTCTATAATGTCTGACGGGTTATCAGACGAGATATCAGACGAAGATTTCAGTTTCGAAACAGTATCATTGTCTGAAGAATCGGGGAAAATGGTTGATAGAGTTATAAATACTCTTATGGTTTCCGCATGTGGCTTATTGTTAATACTAATAACCAGAGATTATGGTATTGTTACGTCAAGTACTATATTTTCAGGTTGTTATGGTTTTTATACTTTTTTTAGAACAAAAAGTTTAAGCTCAACTTACGGATATCTGAGAAGATCCAGCGATAATATATTAAATATGATTACCCCAACTTTGCCCGAAAAGCCAGAAAGCCCTGTGCTCATGTCAAAAATAGAATCTAGTAATACAGAAACTAAAGAGAAATGGGAGAAAAATTTCCCGTGTGATGATATTATGACAATGATACAAGATGAAGATAATCCCGTTACACTAAAAATAAGATTTAAAAATGGTTGTGTAAAAGTTGTAAAAATAAATGCGTAAGTATTTAAGGAATTATTTACTTTTGATAAATATAACAAATAATAAATCTATGTCTGCCGTAGTTTCATCGCCAAAACCAGCTATTGTGCACATTCAAACAGTTCAGGCCACAAGTATAAAAGTGCTATTTGATTCATTGCGTGATATATTAACAGATGTGAATATTCATTTTACAAAGAAAAATATGTGGATTAAGGCGATGGATTCTTCCCACGTGGCATTGATTTATTTATGTTTAGAAGCCGAACATTTTGAAGTTTTCAATTGCGAAACTGATATCGTAGCAGGAGTTAATATGACCAGCATTTCTAAACTAATTAAAACTATTACTCCTCAAGATACCGTGAGCTTTACCATTAATTCAAATAACCCGGATAAACTAGAAATTGCCATTTCGAACAGCGGGAAAAACTCGCAGAGTGTAAGTTTACTGAATTTGTTAGATATAAACGAAGATACATACGAAATACCAGACATAAAATACAACTCCGTTATTAAAATACCATCCACAGACTTCCAAAAAATATGCCGAGATCTCAGCAGTATCGGCGACGTAGTAAAAATTACCAGCAACTCTTCCGAACTGAGTTTTCAGGTTAAGGGCGATTTCGCTACCCAATCCATATCCATTGGATCAGGTGGCGGAATTATACAGAGCCAACACGAAGGTGATGAGGTAAGTGAGGAATTTTCTCTCAAATATCTCAACCTTTTTACTAAATCTACCAATCTCGGTAATGTGGTAGAACTTTATTTCAAACGGAATAGACCGATGATTGCCTTATATAAGGTCGGTAATCTTGGAAGGGTACAATATGCTCTAGCGCCCCGTGTCAGTGACGACGAGCTCGGTTAAATTTACACTTTTATAGTTAACGCTTTTTAGGATTTTACCCGTTGTTTTTTCAAAAACTACAAATGAATTATTTTCCTCGTCCGCTGGTCTATATTCTGGACTGGGATAACCCTTTTCTGGATGCTCTTTGTACCACTTTACAGTTTCCTCCGCTTCGCTCTGCGAGCTGCAAATCTTTGACATATTTGAATCGTGAACCAGGTCGAATGCCTTCTGTAAATCAACCCCCCAAGCAGCTCCAGCACCGTATGTGACATATAGAATATCAGCTAACGCATCTAAAACTTCAACGAAATCGTTATTTTTAACGGCTTCTTTGAGTTCATTTAGTTCTTCTTCTATTAGGGAAATCCTGAGATTTGTTATTGGTTCTACTGTTTCAGGTTTTACGGGTTGCGATGGAACTTGTTGTCCCATTATGCGCATAAAATTGCGTACTTTGTCGAAGTTGTTTGGCGAGGTGGTCATTTTTATAGTTATTATTTTACTGTGGTGTTTTTTTAAATCTTTAAATTGCTCAGCAAATTTGTCAAACTTTCAGGAGTTTGAAATTTCTTAGATATGTGCGATAGCGGTACCATATCTCTTTCAGAACCTTCTTCTTCTTTTTCGCATATATTTACTAGTTTTTTAACTTTTAACATCAGTGAATCTGCCATATATACGTAATCTATATACGGGATATTTTCTAGTTTTGCCTCTATTTCCACTTGATATTCCCGCTTCTCTATCGAGTTTTCCATATAAGTCACCACCGTCAAATCAAACCTCCAATGATTCATATGATAACTAGTTCTTTGCTTATTCCTTTTAACGCAATTACTCGCATTTTTTACAGTATCAATATCAACTGGTATTTCTGCGCTGAAACTGACCCTCAGATCAAATGGACTGTTATCATACCTAAAATTCGAATGCTCCAGATTCTTTTTCCTAACTGCACTCCTCGAACCATCCGACGTTACTTCCATGCGAATGTTATCCTCAACAAAATACACAACCGAAGAGCACTCTGTTGTTTCTATCACTTCGTCCCACTCGGAAAGCGCATTCTTTATCTTCTCAAAATTCTCCTTGTCAACATTAGAATCAAACGGCAACTTTACATTGTCATCGTCGTCATCTTCAAAATACCCCAACCTTGCCTCTATCTCCAAAAAGGGAACATTACCCCAGCTGTTGATTTGTTTAGACAACAATTCAACGGCTTCCTGAATATCTTTACCTATGGCTTTCTTCTGTTCTTTAAACCGCTCTATGAGCCAATTCTCATACGCCTTAGGGTTTGGCTCTAAAGCCATCATTTTTTGATAATTTGTTCTAAATATAGTGGTTGCCATCTTACAATAAAATTTACGTTCTACTTTTTAGTAGATAATATTCTCTTAAGATTTATCCTGGGGTATTTTTTTCACGGCCAAAATAATACCATTAAACCTTCAACCCAATATTGGCATTTCCTTGGATAAATGACAAACTTGGGTAACCACCCCATGGTATCTCGGGGTCCGCTCTGTAACTGTAGTTAGGGTACTGCTGAGAAGGTCTGTTCTTCATCTTGCGGGATACGTCATTTTCTATCGCTTTTACAACGGTATTCGTCTGCTCTTCGTCGTAGAAGTTAGCTACTTCAGTTTTGCCATCACCAAGGCACTCTCCGGTCACCGCACCCCAACCATAGGGTCTGTCCTTTGGCCAGCAATTGGCTTCGGTATCAGCAGTTGGGAGCGTTTTTTCGGTGTACAAAAGAGTTTGAGGGCAGCTGGGCGCTACTGGCGCTACGGGAGCGGTCGCCTCAGGAGATTGAGTAAAATCTTCGGTGTTGCACATGGGTTGTCCTGGAAGGCAAGCTCCCTTGCTGGGATCGCAACATGCGTTGCCGAACAACTCCGGCTCAAAACCAACCGGGGCTGTTTGCTGATCAACCGCTGTTTCGCCTACGAAGGCGTCGGTGGAAGGAAGAAGACTATCGGCGGTTTCAGCGAGAGCTTTTACGGCTTCGGATTGAACTTTCTCTACCAGTGAGGCAATAGAGGGTTTAGGAGCAGCAGAAGGGCGGCATGTTGTTACAACTATATATAAAGCGAGTACGATTAGGAGAATGTCGAGAAGTTTAGGGGCGTTTTTAAAGTAGCTCTTTGCCATATTTGGAAGCTTGTTATTTATATGCTTCGAAAAAAAAACAGAAGAGATATTTTGAAAACCTGAAAAAAAAAATTACCACGGAGCATTATAATCATCATCGCTTACGTCATCAGAGTTAGAGCTATCTTCCGATAAATCGCATACGGTTTTTCTATCATCGCCTAATTCCATGTGATTTTCTAATATTTCATTTTCCGGTTCCTTTTCAATATCTGGCTCAGGTTCCTTATTTTGGGGGACTTCTTCCAATATCTGCATCTGCTCGGCTATCCACATCGGAACTATTTCATCACGATATCTTTTAAATTGCTTAAGATAAGCCAAAAGCTTTATTTTAGACCCCTCCTTAATCGAAAAAATATCCTTTTGGGTTTTTTCAGAATCGTACACCTTTAATCTTTCATGCCTTATTTCACCACCTTTATGCGGTATGTAAATTTTAACTAATCCATTATCTATGTTTCTAAACGTAGGCTTTAATTTACTTACATACTTATCTGCCATCTTAGAAGAAATATACGTATCCAAAGCATCAAAAGAATCAACAATTTTACTCTCCGACAGATCTCCCAATTTTGCGTAAAAATATTTCTCTCCAGCTTTAGGTTTTGTAACAATCGTCAATGTTGGAAATTTTAAGCTTAAATATGTAGATTCTCCGCCATCTTTTGAAAAGGTTATTCTAAAGAGGTCTTTATTGTAATCCTTATGAGGCTCTGATACAGTTATTCCCGAAAAAGCCTTTTCGTAATCAGAATCTGTTTTGAGTGATTTTATCGAAAAAGATGCCATTGTAAGTTATTAAATGCGTATAATATGTTTGTTGTAGGTTCAACGCAGGTTCCTATAATATTAATCAATATATACTTTTAGTTGTTCAATATTCCACGTATTTCCATAAGAATTTCCGTTCGACCACAATCCAGGACTATTTGATATACAAACAACCATTAAATTAGAGTTTGTATTCATTTGTGACTTTATATCCGACAACGATATAAGTTCGTTTTTCTCTGAAAAAAATAGAGTGTCTGGTTTTATTTTCATATAAATAATTGAATAATCACTATTACAATTTAAAACATTTACATGCTTCATATTATTCTTTTTTTGTGGGGCGTGTTCTATATTATATTGTTCTAATGTCTTTAAGAAATTGTAACCAGGCGAGTTCTTTTTCACAGACAATAATAGCTCAGCTTCCATTATTTTATGAATCCTTAACTTCGGAAACTGAATTTTTAAACCATTCGGTAAATAATTTCTCATTACACCCAAATGAGAACAACACGGACTATCATATTTCAAATCATCAAAATTAAAATACCTATAATATATTACCCCTCTTTGCATTTACTTTTATATTATATCTACTCAATAAAAGGTTTTCCCCCTTTTAAAGCGCGGCTTCCTCCCAAATGAACATTCCTTGGCATTTCCAACGGAATCGGTTGAGGTTGTATGACCTTATCATTGTAATATCTATTATACATAGTGTAATTAGACAGTAACTTATTTACAAGACCACTAACCACAGCATTATTTGCCTGTAATAATAAACTTCTCAAATTCTTACGCTTAATACCTCTTAAATTTTCATACTTTAAAAGAAGCAATTCTATAAGTTGCTCTTTGTCTGGGGTACTTGTTGGGGTACCAGTTATTTCGGAAACCTTTTTACGAGCGGTTTTTATTATAAATTCAATGTTGTAATCGTGAAAAAGCAATAATAATAACGGATCATTTTGAACATGTAACGCTTTTTGAGCCCAATCTTGCCACTTTGTTAAAGTTTCGTCGTGCTGATACTGACCGCCTGTAATCATAGATGATCTAATATCACGCTGATCCATAGATACAGGGGCGGGAGGTAATAATTGAATGGAACTATTTGTCACGGTTTGAATGTTGCTTATTGCCATTGTGTTTAGTTATTAAGTTAGATTAAAAAATCTTAGAAAATATAAAGACTGCTTTATTCATAATTTATGAACTCACATAAATTAAAGAAGTCAAATACTCATCACGATAATAGATCATCCATAAAACAAGTCGAAGACACATTTTTCAAAAAAATTAATAAAAAAAAAGAGTCACTTCCTACGCTTAAAAAAGATCTTTTGAAATTGTTGAGTTTAGAAACAAAAACTCCATGCGAAATTGAAAAAATACAAAAACTACAAACAGAAATACACGATATCGAAACTAATAAAGAAGAAATTGAATATCAACTTAAATTTGCTAAATTCGTTCAACACGAACTTGATACAAAATTCAACACAACAAATGAACCCGAATCCGAGTATTTTACCAAAACTTCTTCCAACAGCGCTGGAAAAAAATACTCAGCTTACATGTCAATTTGCTTCAATAACCAAAATATTACCGACTCTGACGAAGAAAATACTATCATCAAAGATCCATCCTTAAAACAAATCCCATTCTGTAAAACCTGTAAAGATACAGAAATGGTCCTAGAACCAACTTCTGCCACTGCCATATGTCCTAATTGCGGCCTTTCTATCAATTATCAAGACGACAGACTTAACCCTGAATTTAGAGAAGGGGTACAAATAATTTCACCTTACGCTTACAAGAGAATTAATCACTTCAAAGAATGGCTCGCGCAATTACAAGCCAAAGAAACAACGGAAATACCCGATATTGTATTCAATAACATCCTCGTGGAACTGCAAAAACAAAGAATTACCAATTCTGATCAGGTAACTTCAACCAAGCTTCGTTCTATTCTCAAAAAACTTAGGTACAACAAATATTACGAACACATCCCCACTATTAGCCAAAAAATAACAGGCAAAAAACCACCAAGTTTATCTCAAGAACTTGAAAGTCGACTAATAGCCATGTTCAGGGAAATTCAGGTGCCATTTGCGAAATGGGTTAAAATCGTCGCTCCAGAACGGAAAAACTTTCTAAGTTACAGCTACACGCTTAACAAAATGTGTAGAATACTCGGTGAAACTGACCTTCTTCAATATTTCCCTTTACTCAAATCTAGAGAGAAAAATTACGTTCAAGACAAAATATGGAAAGGTATTTGCGAAGATTTAAAATGGGATTTTCATAAGAGCGTTTAACACATTAAAAAAATTCTTTCTATATAGTAAATATCTATAGTTATGACTTCTAATTACACCATTACACCGCCTCCCGCTTTTACCACTCAAACATTAACACCGCCTCCCGCTTTTACCACTCAAACATCAACACCACCTCCCGCTTTTACCACTCAAACATCAAC